CCTGTTTGTATGCAGTCATGGCACTATCCGCAACTTTCATAAAGGGGATAGGGGAGGGGGCCTTATCAGATACCGCTCTCACATCTGACCAATGACCTCCTACTCCTCCTCCTTTAACCGACAACCATGCTAACTCCTCCTGATGTTCAATCAACCCCTCAAGGGTATCAGGGACGTATGATAGGAAGCAGCTTATGGGTAGACCTCTAGGGGCTTCACCTTCCTTGGGTGCGTTAGATAGTATGGGGCTTGAGAACATGAACCATCCTCTACTAGCATAATCGTAGATTCGTTGTGCTAACTCTTGATCCCCACCTGAGTATGCTGTGGCTGCCCTCGCAAATGCATCTTGTATATCCTCACCTTCAAGGGTGTAATAGTCTGAGAGTAGAGCCTGTGATTGCTCTGAGAGTACAGAGTTTCTTGACTTGTCAATATCAATCATCGGTAGTCACCTGATCCCTCTATAACCCCTCTCTCTTTCCGTGAGGTTAATTTATTAATATTAGCATTGGCAACTTCTGCCAGATCAAGCTGAAAAGTTGTAGCAATCTGAGAGATAAACCAGAGTACATCCCCCAGTTCGTGCTTAATATCTTGGATTGGATAGCGGTAGTAATTCTGTGTTCCTCCTGTGCCTCTGCTGTAGTTACCCTTCCTTAGTTGTTTAGCTATAATGCTTGTTAATTCTCCTACTTCGCCTGCTATCCCTGCGGCTAGGTATTCTAGGGCCACCTCTTTGTCATAAATAGCTGTAGCCTGCGCTCGTCTTTGGTAGTTCTTAAATGTTTCTGCTATATGTGTGCTTGGATATGTTGGGTGATTCTTCATTTGATTCCTTTGATTATCGCATTCTCTTTGGCTAACTGTGCGTAGTGTATTATCTTATCTAAGTCTGATATACATTGGCCTTTGTCGTACATGCGTGTAGCATACTTGACAATATTAAATTGGAATGGGTCTAGTTTATTTTCCACTCCATAATGTAGTGGTTGTATTTTTTTAGATACATAATGATTACCTCCTACCTGCGTGGAGCTTGCTTTATCCCACTCTTCTACTGTTACATCATTTAATCTCTTATACATTAGCAGGCTCCCATAGCTTCACTTCGTTCTTATAGTTGCAATAGTCACCTTCTCTAAGTATCCTCGCTAGTCTTGCCTGAGTTAGAGCCTCATCAACGGTGTGGCCTGCTTTCAGGTACGCACTCCTTACTCTCTTCCACATATCCTCCTCAGTCTTGGCTCCCTCAAGTATTCGTAACGCTTTAACAGGGCCCACACCTTTAATACCTTTATAGTTGTCTACTGTATCCCCTGTTAATGCTTGCTTGAACCAATTCCTGTTAGCGGCATCTTCTGATATTTTAGTAGGCTTGCTGTCTGTGGTAGTCATATGCCAACAGTTCGGTATGGTTGCCATGTCTTTATCTGCTGAATATATAACAACATCCTTATCTCTAGTGGCATAGATTCCCATGACATCATCGGCCTCTATGTTTGTCCAGATTAGTGACGAGTAACTCCCTCCTATATATGCTACTACTTCTCTTATACACATAGGTCTTCGCTTACCCTCACGGTTCTTTTTGTAATCGGGGTAAATGACTTTTCTGAAGTTACTGGTAGAACTGAATGCTACCTTGACTTTATCTATGTCAAAGTAGTTATTAGCTACAGCTTTAACCCTTTCTATATGGGTGACTGCTTTATGTTTAGCTTCCCACTCATCTGTATGTAAAGTCCATATACCGTCCTCCCACTTGGTAGCTTTCTCTGAGGCTGCACATGCTTGATATACAACAATATCCCCATCAATAATTAAATCAGTCATCAGCCTCTCCTGTTAATGCTTCCCATGCTTCAGGAAAGTAGACCTTAATCTGGTCTGATATTTGTTGGGCAATCTCTCTGGTTTCCTCTTGGGTTGCCTTATCTAATCTAAGATTACAAATCCTAGAGAACGCTAGGACTGATCCTGTCCAGTACCATTCTGTGTTGGTTGCAGTAGGCAGTACCGCTCTGGCTTGTTCCTTAGATACCCCAAGGTTTAGTAAGGTGTTGTAGGCTATACCACTGGCCTTGACCGCTGACTCATATACAGAGTTAGCCATTAGTCCCTTCATGCCTAATAGGTAATTCTTACCCGATCCTTGCTTAATATCTTTGCTGTCCTTTCTGTATCGCTTTGGTTCCCAGTAACCCTGAGATGCCTCAACGTATCTATACGACACTTCGTTCCAACACAGTCCAACCTGATGCTTGGCTAATTGTCTCGCTACGAATATTGGTGCCTTGATTCTGAACTGAGCCTGTATGTGTCCAAAGGGTGACCAATGACCATGCTTGGCTAAGTATCTTATTAGTCGATTGTTCTGGTCTAACGAATAGTTATTTGCGGTTTCAGAGTAGCTGACTCTAGCTGCATTAGCTACGGTGTCATCTGTTCCCATCGTATTCAATAGTTCTACTTTCATCATCATAGGTGTAGTTATCCTTATCTGTGTGTCTTACTTAAGTGTAAGTCTTCTGATTTTAAAAAAGGGTTGTAGCGTGTTTCAAATATGTATTTAATCAACTTGAATGCTTTGTCTGGGCAGTCCTCTAAAAAGCCTGCTGACTTATTACAGCCCCCACATATCAACCCCCTAACATCTTTGGTGGTATGACAATGGTCTATGTTAATGTCGCTTCTTTCCCTTGTGAACGGCTCCCCACATGATTCGCAATGTCCTTTTGCTCGTAGGACTAACGCTGTGTGCGTATCCCATGTTAATCCATACTTTCTGAGAATCTTCTTTTCATACATTCTCGCCCTATATGTTACACTTTCTCTGTAATACTTATTTGTAATTGCTTTCGTACACTCCCTACATCTAGCTCTCAGGCCCCCACGACCTGTTGCGTCCTTATTATAAGAACTTAATGGTTTGGATTTATTACATAAGGTGCATGTCTTAATGGGTGTCTGCCCAGTTTCTACCGATGTTAAACTCCCCTGTAAGGGGTAGCTTGAAGTTGTAGTATTCTCCAGTAAGTCTAATAGCATCTATACAGACCTCCCCAACAACCCTCGCTTTATCTTCGCTACCATTAACCAGTAACTGTACTTCATCATGTACAAATGCAACTTGAGTGACTCCTTTGTCAATGTTCTTCTCCTGTAGTAGCGCATGGAATATAACCAACCATCGTTTACATATGATTGCCCCTGCGGATTGTAGTAGTGAATTAAGTGCTGCATGTTCTGAACGTATGGGTACCCTTCTCCCATCTAATCCTCGTAACCATCCTTTATCTTTCACTTGCTTTCTTACTGCATCTCTGAGTTCCTTTAGAGCAGGTGTCTTCTTAAGAAAGGAGTTCTTCAACTTTCTTCCTTGCCCTTTACCTCCACCTACGATCTCTCCTATACGTTCATCCCCTCCCCCATAAAGGAATGCATAAATGAATGTCTTGGCTTGTGACCTAGACTCTAATCCTGCTGCCAGTTGATTGACCGTATGTATATCGTCTTCCAAGAGTTGAGTAGCATACTTACCCTCATCAAAGGAATGCATATAGTGAGCCAAACACCGTAGCTCAAGGCCAGAAACATCGACCCCGACAAGAAGAGAGCCAAGGGGAGCATGAAATAAAGACCTACACTCTTTACCATAGGGTGCAGATACACTAGGTACTTGTGCCACATTAGGGTTAGAGTGTGTGCATCTGCTAGTAACGGCCCCCATGGTATTAACTCGTCCATGAATCTTTCCTTCCCTCTCTACCTTTAACCATGCTTGTTTACCTTCTGCTAGTTGGCCTATTCTCTTTTGGAGCATTAGGTACTCTGTTAATAGTTTAGCCGCAGGGTACTTAAGGTCTTTTAGTACGGCCTCGTCAACCTTGGGTAACCCATTGTTAGTAAAGATAGTGGGCTGCCACTTGTACAAATCTATTAGCCTCTTTCCTATTTGCTCCCGACTGTTAGGGTTGAAGTCTGTATGCAGTATCCTTGTATACTTACACCCCTCTATGACATCAGGACGTTCCCTGTCCTTGAAGTTCATAGTCCTCTTGGGTTCCACCAATCCTTTGTGTTCCCACCATGACCCAAACTCCTCCTTAAGTTCTACCTCTAGCTCCGCTCTCTTTCCTATGAGAGTTGAATAGAGCTTAGTGGCCTCCTTAACATCAAAGGGAAAACCATCGTCAGCCTGCCTGTTACATATGTCAGCTATGTCATGCTCTAGGTCTATGGCATCCTTTGAATACCGTACCCTGTTTAACATGTTAAATAGAGTTGCTGTAACCTTGACATCCTGAATGCAGTAGTCACTCATTTCCTGTGTCCACTCACCCCAATTGGTAGTCTCTGAGTAAGCCCCTTTGTGGCAGCCTAATCTGTACCCCCATGCCTTTAATGAATGAGAACCTATGAGAGATGCGTTAGCCTTAATCCATGGGATGTTCTTCTTATACCCATTGAAATCCTTTTCTTTAATATCAGGGTGCATTAACCTACTTAGAACTAAAGTGTCTATAGTCTTCTGAGTGGTCAATTCAAACTTAACGAATAACCCTGCGGCTACTTTTTGTAAGGCAGGAATATCAAACCCTAGGATGTTATGACCAATGAGTAAGTCTGCTCTATTCAGCATTCTTATTGCTGTGTCAATTAGATTAGTCTTATTGTCGTAGACCTTATACCATCCGTTGTCTAAGTCGTGTATTCCTATACAGTGAACCTTTAGGTCTTCCTTATCTAACAGACCGTTAGTTTCAATATCGAATACCAACCTCATCAGTATGCCTGTTCTATATCATCCGCTAAAATCCTAATCTCCTCTACGATGCCCCTTACTGCTGTGACATCCCTCATATTTTTAGAGTCGTAGGTTTCTATTACCTTTTTAGTAATGTCATCCCATGATATAAACTCACTTCCTGTCCAGATACCACCTTCGTTAATGTCTAGTTCCATGCTGTCTCTCCTTCTTTAGTTTCATTTAGTTCCAGATTTGAAAAGGGGTCTGTTTCCCCTATGGGTTCATTGTCTTCCTCGGACATGGCTACCTCTGCCATCCTTCCTGTTGTAGTATCGTAATTCAGGATAGAGCAGATGCCTGTTTGCCCTGTCCAACGGTTCTTAAG